CTCTGAGGCTACGTTCCACTCGGCCGAGCCATCGTCCGCTACGGCGACCGTGTTGTTCCTGGTCGCCAGGAGCGCCGAGTTGATTATGTCGATTTTCGAGGCCGGCCACTGCATAGGCATGGCGCGGACGGTGCCCGCCGCTAAAATCCCTCGCAACGCACCACGGCTACCAGTTCAGGAACGCGACCGGAGCCGTGCATGCGTATGCGGAACCGCCTGAATTCAGCGTGACAGTATCCGTGATCTGGCTCAGTGTGTATGTAATGAAATATGGCCCGGCGTTCAGAGTGGCGAGCGATACCCCTCCGGTGTTCGTTGCCGGGTTGTCCGGAGCGCTATTATTCCAAAGACCCGCGCACCCTGTCCGGTACCATACCTTCCGGTTATCGAGGTCCACCGCCATTTGATGGATGAGGGAGTTTGTGATTCCCGCAATGGTGTTGATGGTGACACTGTTGATCTGAACACGGCCATCACCGATTAGCCCTACGCCATCCGATGTGCTCCCGACATAAGAGGTTAATGGGAGTGCCCGGTTTGCTATGCCAAAGACGACGTTGGCGTTGACCGATACTTTGACCGTTTCCACATAATACTTGCCGTAGGAATGCCCGGCTCCCGTTGACCGCACGTTGGAAAAGGCAACCGCCCCGTTCGTTGCGGTCAAATTCCCGTTGCTCAGAGTCAGGTTGGACGATTTATCGTCAGGATTCCACCTGACCGTCCCCAGGTCAACTTGCTGCCCCGGACCGCCGCCAGAAGAAACGCCGCCGCTGATGGTGCCGGAAATCGATGGCACGCCAGGATTATAGATGCCGTCCGCATACGCGAGGGCGCACAGCGCAAGGAACGGCGCTGCTACGGCGATGGCGCGCTTATTGAGTATCGACATAGAGCGTGCTGCTGGTCGTCGCGCACGTCGCCTGGATCGCATCCGAAGGAATGTAGGGAGAATAACGGGTATATGACCCGCCCGGCAGCAACAGGATCGACGTTCCCTTTGTCGCAGCGGCAGCGCCGATGAAAACCCAACAGTTATCGGTAAGATTGTTGTTCTGGATCGTCAACGAGCGCCGCGTTCCAAAGCCGCTAAGCGCAGCGAGGACCGTCTGGTATGTGTTGCCGGTGGCAATGACAACGGAGCCATTCGTTGTTTGCGCCACGATCGATTGCGCAGAAGAAGGAGCGGCCCAAGCGAGGGCCGCCAGTAGCGCTAGTCCAGGGAGGAACCAACGTCGCATAGAACCAGGCTCATTTCTTCGGCGGTGATTTACGCGCTTCGGCGTCAGCCGCCTCTTTGTCCGCGGCGGCCTTCTCGGCTGCGGCCTTCTCGGCGGCGGCGCGTGCGGCCATCTCCGCGTTGGTCGGCCGGCCTACGGGACGGCGCTCCGGCGGGGGCACAGGGCGACGCTCGTTCGGATCGGGCTCGGGCGGTGGGCTTTGCAGCAGCGCTTTGGCAGCGGCGACCTTCTGAACCTCTTCTTGTTCCTTGCGCTCTTTCTCCTCGGCCACGCGAACGACTTCGGCGGCCTCGGCGCGCGCCTTGGTGTCGGCGTCCATCTCGGACTTTTTCGCGTCGGTTGGTTCCACGACCGACGCGAGCACGAGCGGAGGCGGAGGCGGCAAGCCAGCGGCGGCGGCCTCCTCGGTCTCCTTCTTGTGGCGCTCGATGCGAGCGGCGCGGTAGTTGTCGCGTTCGGAGGCAGAGAATGGCAACCAGGCCCATTCGTCGGGATGTTCTGCGACCGCCTTGTTGGCATCGACCGCATACATTTCCTTGGCGCCGGTTTCGACGTGATAGGCCCGTTTCATCATGGAATCGGCCATCGGTTAGCCCTCCTCGATTAGAAATCGGTCCCGCCCATTGTGACCCAGGACGTGACAGTGACCGAAGGCGTCGTTCCGGACGCGACCAGATAGCAGCGCAGGTAGCGGTAGACGATGCACTGCATCAGGTTGGTGAACGGGATTTGGAGGATCGTGCCGGCGACGCCGGCCCGCGGGATCGTCGGCGTAGCTCCCCAGATCGTAGCGACCGTGCGCAGTGCCGCGGTGGCGGCGAAGTTATGGGTAGCCAACTGCTCGACGTTGCCGTTGCCGAATGCCGCATCGTTCGATGCGACGAGGTGAAACGTGTAGACTTCATCGACCGACGAGAAGTCAACGGCGGTGATATCAAGCACCCACATGCCGTTGGTGCGGCCGGCGCCGGACGATGGGTTTGAGCCCCCGAGATCGACCTGACCGGAGTTCAGGTTGTTCAGGTAGCCGGTCGCCACGAGCGTCTGCGCCGCCGTGAACGCGGTTTGCGCATCGAACGGCGTCGCATAGAACGGGACTTGCGAGGGGACCAAGTTGGCGGTCAGGGCCATTGGAATCTCCTATTCGATGCGGTTCCCGCGCTTTACGCGACGATGGTGGCGGCTGTGAGCGAGGTCAGGCGGGCGACGGCGCGCGGATGTTCCTTCGCGAACCCCAAATCCCATTTGATGTGCGTGGAGTCGAACGGCGCTCCTGGGACGGTACCTTCGGCCATGACCGACATCGGCGTCTGTTCGATGATGTAGAAGCCGCCATCGCGAAGGGACGCGCAATAGATCGACGATGTGACCGCGCCGCCGCCGCCGGAACCCACTTCCGTGAACGGCAGAAGATCGGGTGAATCGTCCGGCTCATAGCCGAACAGGATTGGCAAATCCTTGTACCTGCGAACCTTCCGCCCGATATTGTCTGTGTCGGCCGTGAACTGGTTTCCGGTCAGCGTCGAGTTGCGCGCCGCGATGTCAACGAACGCCATCAGACTGCGCGGGAAAATCCAGTGGGTCGGCTTGTTCACCAGCCAATAAAGCTGATCGAGGTTGCCGAGCGAGAGCGCGGCGCCTCCGGCGGCGGCCGAGTTATGGATCAGATTGATACCAACCGTATTGCACCGGACTTGCATGCCATTCGGCGTGCGCGGGTTACTGCTGTTGTCCCCCTTGACGATATTCTGCGAGATGTATTGCGCGAGCGCGATGCTCTTGAGTTTTTCCTGCCGATATTTGTGATCTGGTCCGATGCGATCGATCATGGCGCGATCGACGAGGATGTATTCGTCGATGGGGAATGTGTCTTCCTCGCGCAGGTTGAAGGCGCCCGTAAGCTGGTTGCCAGCCTCGTTGAATCCACGGAACCCGACCGCAGGAAGCGCGCCGATGTCCATGAATGCGCGCTTGCCGTACTGCGCCGGCAGGGTCGGAGTGGCCGCCAACAGATCGGACGTTTCCACCATGTTTTCGACCATGGTGCGCGTCGGGTCTTTCTCCGCGAGATTTTTATAAAACTCGATGAGGCTGATCGGGGTCGAGATCGTCGGCGTGATGGAAACCATTTACCCCTCCTTTAGCGAGCGTTAGCGCGAGCGCGCAGTTGGTCTTGCGCAAAACGCCGCTGCTCAAAACTCATGTTGGCGTAGCCTGGGATGGTGCCGGCGTCGGCGGGCGGCTCACGATGCTGATGGGAAAAGCGGCCTTCGGAACCGAGATCGCGAGCCATCAGCCTCTCGACGCCTTCGACGTGCTTGACGGTCTTCATCGTTGCCGCCCAGTGCTTGCCGATGTCTTCACCGAGCGTTGCAACCAACCAAGTGTCGGCGGCGGTCTTGCGCTGCGGGCCGTTGACCCCGAGATTTTTCACTTCGTTGGCTTCAAACGCCGCAAGCGACTGCTGGAAGGCAAGCTGGCCGGAAGCGTGCAGCCCGACGAGTTCCTTGAAAGCGTCCTTGCTCAAACCATGCTTGAGCGCAAAAGCTTTGGCGTGCGGCAGAAGCGGGTCATCGGGTTTGAGTTGGAATTCCATGCCCTGCGGCGCTTTGAAGTCGGCTGGCAATTCGAATGGGTATTCTTCCAGCGTCTTCGGTAGCGTTAGCTTTCTCGATTCCTCGGCGGCCCTGAACGCGACGTGCTCGCGGACGAACGTCTCTTCGTCGGCTGCGCTCTTGACCGTTTCCGGGAACCATCCCGGCCGCTTGTATTCGGCGGCAGCAGGAGCGGCGGCGGGCGCTGGCGCGCTGGGCGCTGGCGCGCCGCTAGCCGGCGTTGCCGGTGTCGTCGGGGAACTCGGCGCGGAGGCGCTCGGAGATGCTGGCGCGCTTGGAGACGGCGGCGGGCTCGCGGGGGCGGAAGACGACGGGGCGGGCGCTGGGCTTGTCGGTTGGGTCGGCGCGTCCATGACTTTCGTCAATTCCTTTAGCCATTAGGTCCATCAATTCGCGGGCGAACTTGCGCCGCGCAAAATTTGCTCTCAACGTCCCGTCAGAGGGGTCGGCATCGCTCGGAAACCCGAGCGCGGTCTTGTGCAATCCGCAATAAAAGGCATATCCGGCGGGCGTTCGCGCGATGGCGTCGAGTGCTTTGGCCACGTCGTCGTCGGAGATCGAAAGATCGGCCATCATGCCGCTGCGGCCGGAGCACCGGCCCCTTCCGGAACGGGGGCACCGGCTCGTTGCCGAAGCCCGCCTTGGCCAACGAGTTGCTGAATATGCCCAAGGGCTGTCGCCACATCTTTTTCCGATCGCTCCTTGAGCAGTCCCGAGGTGCGCATCTTATCGATGATCGCTTTCATCGTGGCCTTGCCATCGATCCAGACGCGCCATTCCTCAGGGAACATCTGGCTCAAGGCTTGTGCGCACTGGAACGCGGTCGCGATTTCTTGCTGTTCGGCGGCCCTTTGCGCCGGGTTGTACGGCAGCGTGGCGATGGCGCGGCCTTCTTTGTCTTCGAGCTTTTGGATCGCGCCGGATTTCGTCAGTAGATATTTGAACCGCAGGAAGATAGCGCGCGGCCCCTCGCGCCAGAACGGTTGACCTGGTGTCCCGATGCGGCGTTGGGCGCGTGCGAGTTCGTCGAGCCATTGGCCGAGCGTCGGCGGCGTGTCGCCGCTCTGCTCGGGATGATCGATATAGAAGATTTTGCGAAGCCGATGCTCCTTGCGATCGAGGTCCCCAAGTTCGGGATCGACCGGCGGCTGGTCATAGATGCGCTTGATGGCATTCTCCGAGCCCGGCCGAACTGCATACGCTTCGCCTGGCTCGAACCCATCCGGGGGAATGTTGGCAAAACTATCGTCCGGATACGAAAGCGGGCTGTTGCTGTAGCGCTCGATCGCTTCCGGGATTTGCCGTTCCCATTCGTCGCATTGGCGCACCGTGGGGAGGCCCTGCATCAGCGGCCCGACCGCCCATGGCCAGTCGGCGGTGGCCTTGAAGCGCATGAAGATGAAGGGACAACTTCCCTCACCGACCAGTTCATCCTGATGGATGAGCTTGTCGCCGACCAACACGGTGTATTGGTAAACGACATTGTCGTTATCCCACAGGCGCCAATAGCCCCAGGTTATTTCGGTGAATTTGTCCCCCTTGGATTCGTCGAGGGCTTTCGCCACATCGGGGCATTCCTTGTCGAGCTTGGCGGAAAGGGCTGCGCCTAGGACGCTGCGGACGTAGCAATTGCGCACGTAGCGGACGACAAATTTGTCGTCGATCTCGCCATCGGGGCCGAGATTGACCTCGATGTTCTCCATCGGGACGGCCATCGCCTTGATCGGCTCGTAGCCGCGAGGCTGATCGATCCAGAGGCCGCAGCCGGCGATGGCGAGATCGGGGGTCGCCATCATCGGGATGACGGCGTAGAGATTCGAGGCTTTCATCGCATCGAAGATCGTGCGGTCGTCCTTATCGACTTGGTCCTTGACGCCATCGAACGCTTCCTTGGGGACGCCGATGCCGGGACCGCGCTCGCACCATTTCTGCTCGGGCGGCATGAATGTATTGAACAACTCGGTGACGAAGTCATCGACCAGGATCGAAGGGGTATCCGTGTGAAGCTCGTCGGCGTCGAGGATAGGCCCCATCGCCGGCGCCGCGCCCGAGACCAATACCCGCCGCCGGGTCGGACAAGCGTAGAAATAGCATTCGCGATATTCCCTGATCCGATAGGTCTTCTGCCGCTTCGCCAGCTTGAGGCGGTCGTTGGCTTCCTGTTCGATCTCGCTCGACGCCATCGCCTAGGCGACCTTCTTGCCATAGGTCGGGGTCGCCGTAAGTGGCGCGGTCCCCGGCGCGCCGGGGCTTTGGGCAGCGGTGAGTTGCGCGCCGTAACGGGCGAGCAGCGAGGCCGTATCGCCGCGCAATTGCTGTTGGATTGCCTCGATGTCCTGCTGCTGGCCTTGCGCCATCAACGGCGCCAGCATCGGGTCAATCTGCGGCTGATTATATTTTGGGGCGCCCATCATTGGCCTCGACGAGCGGGATACCCCCGCACGCGAGGCAATCTAGGTAGAACCCGGAAACGCTCAACGTCCTGCCGGGAACACCGACGAGGCGGCGAACCGTGGGCACGCAATATCCGAGGAGCGGCAGGGACCCCTGGGTCACGACCGGATTAGGGCGGCGCCGGACGCTGATGACAGCCGCATCCCGAATCCGCGAGGAGATCATCGCGAGCGCCGGATCGCCTTCCGCGGCAACGATGATGTCCGTTCCGCGGAAATGTGGGTCAAAAAACACCCAAACGTGCAGGAATGGGACGTAGGCATAGGCCGAGACGTGCTTGAACTCGCCCCAAGCGAGCCAATTGACCCATCGCCGAGAAGAAAGCTCACGTGAAAACACGACCTGCCAGCATTGTGGTTGCACCACTAGCGGGCCGGTGATGGCGGCGATCATGCGTGCTTCGCGAGAGTAACCTTGACTTTTTTCTTCTGTTGTTCTGATCGGCTGTCCAAGGTTCGGTTCAAAAATCTATATCTAGCCAGATTTCCCTTTGATCTGATCAGCACTCCTTTCGGAGCATTAAGGTCCGTCATGGCTTTGGACAATTGGAGTTCCCGAGGTATCTTTTTCATCCGGCGCTCCTCACCAGCGGCAAGTTTTCGTAAGTCGCACTTCTCCAGCAACTCGGTGCCAGTGGCCACGATGCACGACCAATCGGTTTCTACCATCCCACGTTCCTCCGCATCGTCTTCGGCCGGAAAGCCCTGACGGGTTTGAGGTTTCCGACCGGCTCCAACCCGATCATCCGGCGGCCCTCGCCCATGGTCAACACGAGGTATTGCAGGCAGTCGCATATGTGGGTGTGGGGGGTGTCCGCTGGCTCGGTGCGGGTGCCATCCGAATTGGCCTTCTTCTCGTAGCAGTAGCGGCCTTCGCAGCCAACGACGAGCGTGCGGCAGATCGGGCTGATTAGCAACCGCGGCTTGCCGTCGTACATCTCGCGTCCAAGATGTTCGACTACCTCAATCCTGGTTTGCAGCAGATTCTGTTTGATCGGCGCGGGTTGAACTTTCATCCCGAGCGATTCCCAGACTTCGTAGGCAGAGCGATCATCTGTCTGCGTTTTGTCCTGACCTTTCGGGTCGCCGCAGAAGCGGACATTGAAACCGGGATATTTTTGGGTGAGATATGCCTTGACGATCGGCGCAAACGTCACTGCGCCCATGTTGTATCGCTGTAATTCGTCAAGAATTACCACGCGATTGTTGATGAATTGGCCGATCAGCGCCGCGGGCTTACGCCCGAAGTCCAAGGACACCCACAGATCGTGGCCCTTGACGGGCTCGATCACCCGTAAAGCCACGTAGGTCTCGCGCTTGAACCACGGCCACACCGGATCGCCATCGATGACCAGCGCGATTTGGTTGAGGACCCGCGACTTGATCCACGGCAGCG